GGGCAGCGGCTCCTACTTCTAGTACAACATACGCCGCAGTAGGCACCTACGGGTATTTTATCACTACTGATACTGTGTATAGCATAACCGCAGGCAGCACCACAAGATCAGGAGGTTCATTAAGACCTCATGGTGTTACAGTCTATACCCTTTCAGCATCTTACACGGGAAACCACCACTGGCCTTCACCGGGAAGCTCTCCTAATGTCGGGACTTGGAGAGCTATGGGTGGTACGGGTGGCAATTGGGCCGGATCGGCAAAATATACCGCTACACTATACATAAGGATTTCTTAAATGAGCATTACAATCACACAAGTCCGTAATGCGGCATCTCTACAAGCTGACAACCTCCGTATGGATGTAGAGATTAATCATCCAGACTACGGATGGATACCTTACACACTAGACCCTGCTGACACCGATATGACTATCAGCAACGATGCAGTCATGGCTTTAATTGGTAGTGACTTCACAGCATATGTAGCACCTACTGCTGAAGAACTAGCAACAGCCGCAGCGGCACAGGTACGCAGCCAACGTGACCAACTGTTACTTGAGGTTGATGCTGTCGCAGGCAATGCACTTCGCTGGGCTGCTCTATCATCTGACAAGCAGGCTGAGTGGGCTACATACAGAACAGCCCTTTTAGATGTCCCACAGCAGGCTGGATTTCCTAACACTATTACTTGGCCTACTAAGCCGGAGGGCAACTAATGTCAGGATACATAGGCACGGTACCAGTACCACAGGCCACCCAAACCCGGGAGGCTTTTACAGCTTCGGCGAACCAAACTTCTTTTGCTACAATAGGCTACGAACCGGGTTTTCTTGACGTTTTCTTGAATGGCGTCAAGCTAGCCGCCGCAGACTACACGGCAACGAACGCGATAAATGTTGTGCTGGCTACGGGCGCAGCAGTTAATGATATCTTAGAAATTGTTGCATATAAGACTTTTAATGTAGCTAATACGCTAGCACCTAACGGAAGCGCCGCCAATCTGACTAACCTACCAGCAGCACAGCTGACAGGGGCCTTACCCGCTATAAGTGGTGCAGCTTTGACCAGCTTAACTTCAGCCAACCTAACAGGCGCTTTACCCGCCATTGATGGCTCTGCGTTGACAGGTCTTGGTGGTGGTACTCCTGCCGGGGCAGTGATATACCATGCAGCTAACGCACCCCCGACAGGCTTTATCAAGGCTAACGGTGCAGCTATTTCCCGTTCGACCTACGCAGACCTATTCTCCGCTATTGGCACAACTTTCGGTGCTGGCGATGGTTCTACGACTTTCCTTGTACCTGACCTTCGTGGTGAGTTTATGCGTGGTTGGGATGATAGCCGAGGGATTGATGGAAGTCGTGGGTTTGGCTCTGCTCAGGCAGATGCAATAAAGGACCACGAACACAGAGTGTTTAGAGCAAGTGTGCATGGAGGTAGTAATACAGGCCAAAATGACCTTTACAGAGGGTTCGGCTACAATGACTTCGGAACTGGCAGCGTAGCTAATAGCGGGCGGTCTGGGCCGATGTTCGCTAATGGTGGAACAGAAACACGTTCACGCAACATAGCCCTTTTGACTTGCATCAAATACTAAGGAGACACAAATATGAACGTATATCAAACCGATATTGATGGTGTTTTCGTAGGCATCACAACAGCAGACCAAGACCCAATGGATGAAAACAACATGCTCATCCCAGCGGGTTGCATAGAGACTGCACCACCCTCAACAACAGACAAACAGTTGGCACGTTGGAATGGCTCCACATGGGCTGTAGAGGACATCCCAGCACAGGAGCAAGAACCTGAGCCAGAAGACCCTGCTGTAGTAGCCCGTGGTAACCGGGATGCACTCTTGTTATCCTCTGACTGGACACAGGTAGCTGATGCTACTGTAGATCAGGCTGCTTGGGCTGCTTATAGGTCTTTGCTTAGGTTCGTCCCACAGCAAGCTGGGTTCCCAACAAGTATCACTTGGCCTGCAACACCGGAGTAGATCATGCCTCAATCCTACTACGTTGACCCAGACTATTGGATATCTGGATATGCTCAAGGTGACATATTTGACGATAGCGCATTAATTACAGCGCAACTATCTGTAACCGCAGGGGCTGTGCTTCTTTCGAGTGCATCTAGTTCTATAACCTCTGCGCTAACTGTTAGTGCGTTAGCTGTAAGTGTTAAGAATATTGCTGCTTCTATTATTGCAACCGTTAATATTTCAGTAATTATTCCAGTCATTAAAGAAGCTTCTGCTGAGATTTTATCAGCGCTATCAGTTTCTGCTCTTTTGATACGACTGCAACATACTAGTGCATCTTTTGCATTTTCTGCTATAGTGACTGCAAATGCAAGATTTTTGTGGGAACCAGAACCCATCGCAACAGATATTTGGACTGAACAGGGCGATGCAAGCTCAACGTGGACTAACGATGGTAAAGCTACAACGATATGGACGGATGAATAAATGGCAAATACAACAAATCAAGGCTGGGCTAAACCTACAGTTGGCGGCTCGGAAGACACATGGGGAACAACTTGGAATACTGCATTAGATGCAATTGATACTTTAGTTGGACCAGTTACAGCGGTAGAAATTGCTAAATTAGATGGTCTTACATCGTCTACGGTAGAGTTAAACAAACTTACTGGCGCTACTTCGTCAACGGCAGAATTGAATTTTGTAACAGGTGTTACCAGCAACATTCAAACTCAATTAAATACAATACAAGTCATTCCATCTGGCGTTATTATGTTATGGTCTGGCGCTGCAAACGCCATTCCTACTGGATATGTGATTTGTGACGGAAGCAATAGTACGCCTAATCTTCGCAATAATTTTGTAATTGGTGCAGGGGATACTTACGCAGTTGGCGCATCTGGTGGTTCTGCTGATGCTATTATACCCGCGCACACCCACGCACTTACTGGTGCGACTACAGATACGCATAACCTCTCAGGCTCTCTTATGGCTTCAAAGCCTCAAGCAGCCACAGGCGCGTTTTCTGTTGTGGGCGGTCAGGGTGGCGGCGCTGATGGCGGCCAATCTACGGCTGGCCTATACACCTTGTCTGACTCACATAACCACGCACTTAGCGGTTCAACTGATAGCACGGGCGCTAGTGCCACTGACGCTAATTTGCCGCCATACTATGCTCTTTGCTATATTATGAAAACGTAAGGAGCCAAAATGGCACTAGTTCCACTTAAAATTCCAGCCGGCTTTTACCGAAACGGCACAGATTACGATGCTTCTGGTAGATGGCGCGATGGAAGCCTTGTCCGTTGGCGTGACGGTTCCTTGCGTCCGATTGGTGGCTGGCAAGAACGTAAAGTTAATTTTAGCACAAATCCAATTAGGGGTATGCATTCATGGGAAGCTAATAATGGAACTGCTTGGCTTGCTGGAGGATCGCACACAGAACTGAACGTAATGACAGGATCAAACACTGTCACAGACGTTGCGCCCTCTAATTTAGCTACTGGAAGGGCAGATGCAGAAATTGTAACTGGTTATGGTTACGGTTTTTATGGGACAAGTTATTATGGTCAACCAAGACCCGATTATGGAAACTATTCTGAAGCTACTACTTGGAGCATAGATAATTGGGGCGAATACCTTGTTGCTTGTAATACGGATGATGGACGCATTCTTGAGTGGCGGTTAAATGCTGCTGTAGACGCTGCTGCCATATTAAATGCACCTTTGGGAAACTCAAGTTTAGTTGTAACTGAAGAACGATTTATATTTGCACTTGGAAGCGGTGGAAACCCTAGAAAAATTGCGTGGTGTGATAGGGAAAATAACACTATTTGGACTGCTGCTGCTAATAATGAAGCTGGCGATATTGAATTGCAAACCTCTGGTCAAATTATGTTGGCAATAAGAACAAAAGGCCAAACTTTGATTATGACTGACGTAGACGCCCACACAGCGCGTTATCAAGGACCCCCATATGTTTACGGCTTTGAGCGCGTTGGTACTTCGTGTGGAGCTATTTCGAGAACATGCGCGGCTGATGTGGACGCTGGCGTATTCTGGATGGGTCAGCGTGGATTTTATATGTTTAATGGTAACTCTGTTCAAGAAGTTCCATGCGAGGTACATGATTATGTCTTTGGGGATATGAACCCAGCGCAACAAAGTAAGATTTGGGCTTTAAACAATGGGCAGTTTGGTGAGATTTGGTGGTTTTATCCATCTGCTAATAGCGTGGAAATAGACAGATACGTTGCCTTTGATTACAAAGAACAGCATTGGCTTATAGGTGATTTAAAAAGAACATCTGGGGTTCAGCGAGGCGTTTTTAAATATCCATTCATGGCAAGGTCTGGCGCGAAAGCTACAACTACAACATTTGCAATTACAGTTGCTAACGTAGGCGGATCAAATTACTTTCATGTTGACGGTACAAGCCACCCAATTCTAAGCCTTTTAACAGGTAATACTTATATTTTTGATGTAAGTGATAGTACCAATAATGGGCATCCTTTAAGATTTAAAAACTCTGACGATAGTAGTTATTCTACTGGCGTTGTAGTCGTTGGAACTCAGGGCCAAGCTGGTGCAACTGTAACACTTACTGTGGCTTCCAACGCGCCAACCGCTCTAAAATATTACTGCACGGTGCATGGGAACAACATGGGCAACAATATTGCCGTTGCTTCTGATGACGTTGATTTAATAGAGCATGAAGTTGGTTTAAACGTAGATAGTGCAAGCATATTTGCAGAAACTGGCCCGATAAGTGCTGGTGTTGGCGATAAGGTTTTAAGTGTCACTAAAGTAATTCCTGACGAACTTACTCAAGGAGATGTAGATTTAACTTTTAAAACTCGTTTTTATCCAAACGATGTTGAGCGCTCATATGGTCCTTTTAATCCATCTAATCCAACTTCTGTAAGATTTAGCGGAAGGCAATTCAGAATGAGAATTGAAGGGGATAAGTTGGCTGCTTGGAGAGTTGGAACTATGAGGGTCGAAGTGAAACCGATGGGTACGCGCTAATGCCTGCCCCGGTCCTCCCGCCACTTGGTCCTGATTGGTCCCAATGGGGCAGGCAACTTTCGAGTTACCTGTCCCGACAATTGCCTCGCCTGTTTACGAAAAGCACAGGAGACAATCCATCTGAAAATGGAATTATTCTGTGGGATGAAATAAATGGTTATCCTGTTATAAGCAGAAGCAATGAGTTTTCTGAAATAGTTTTAAGGGTATCTGCACCATCTAGCAGCCTTGGTGCTTCTGGTGATAAATCTGGTTTAATAAGCTGGGATAATGCATATTTTTATATTTGTGCTGGGTCTTATGACGGTTCAACAAACATATGGAAAAGAAATGCTCTTACGGGAGGTTCTTGGTAGATATGTCAAACGTAGTGCAAGATTGTAAAAAGTGGATTGAAGATGCTTTGTCTTATTGTGATGGCACTCACACTTGGGAAGACATACTAAAGGGCATCAGTTCTGGTGCAATGCAGCTATGGCCTGCGCCAAGGGGGTGCATAGTTACTGAAATTGTGGTATATCCTAAAAAGAAGGTTATAAACATTTTTCTTGCTGGTGGTGAATTGGATCAGATTTTGGATATGGACAGCGATGTTGAGCGTTGGGCAAAACACCAAGGCTGTACTGGTGCAATAATGACAGGTCGTGTAGGATGGAAGAAACCGCTTAACCCATTGGGGTGGAAAATCATGCACACCCAATTTGCGAAGGATTTATAAAATGGCTAAAGGCCCATCAACCGTGCAAGAAGTAAATGCACCAGAGTATGCGGAAACCGCTGACCAGCAAAAAATTGGACTTGGAAAAGCTTTGTCTGCAATGGGTTACAATCCTTACATTGGCCCAGATATTGCCGCAGCGTCTGCGTTGCAAAACGCATCGTATCAAGGAACTGATATGATGGCAGAGGCATTTGGAATGCCCACAACTGGAGGTGCTTCATATTTGCCAGCACCCACAACTTTTGCTAATGGGGTTCAAGGATATTCTTCTGCGCCATTGTTCAATGAAGCTAGAAACAATTTAAAAACTTACGCGCCCGGAAAATATAACTATCTTGAAAGTTTTAGTGTAGACCCATTAACCGGGGAATTAGGCTCTAACACGGCGCAAAATCAACAAGTTGCTCTTGAAATGAGCAAACCGTCAAGCGGTGGAAAGTAGGAGATTATTATGGCTGCTGGAGCAAATCCTCAACAAACAGTAACTACTGGTGGCACTAACCCTTACCAACAAGCGGCTGGCGCTCAAACGGCTGCAATGAACAGAGTTGGTCAGGGGATGTATCAGACAGCGGCTCCAGGAATGGCAAACTATGCTAACCCATATGAAAATCAAGTTGTGCAAGCTTCATTGCGTGACGTTGGAAATGCTGCCTCTCAAGGTCTAAATCAGTTGGACTACCAAGCAGAGCAAGCTAACGCTTTTGGCGGATCGCGGCACGGTGTGGCTCAAGCGCAGACCATGCAGGGCTTTAATCAGCAAGCTCTGGACCAGACTTCGCGTTTACGCGCTCAAGGCTTCAACACGGCTCTCGGAGCTTCTCAGAATGATATGAATAGCCAAATGAACGCAGCTGGCCAATTGGCTGGCATGGGTCAGCAATCTTTCGGATATGGTCAAGCAATCCAGAACCAACAAATGCAGCAAGGTCAACAACAGCAAGCGATGATGCAATCATTAATTGACGCTGCAAAACTTCAATACTCTGGATATACTGGAGCGCCTATGCAGGGTTACGGGGTTATGTCTGACGCCGCATCTGGAGTTGCCAACACATACGGCTCCACTGAAAGTACGAAACCCGGTTTGCTTAATTACTTGCAGTTGGCCGCTGAATTTGCTCCTGAGTGAAAACATAGATGATTGACCGTTCTAAACTTTCCCCATCAAACTTAGAGGCGCTTCAGCGTCTTGAAGAGTTGTACGGTCAAAGTTTAAATTTAAGCAGCGGTCATCGCACCCCAGATTATAACAATTCGGTTGGCGGTGCTAAAAAGAGCCAACACATTCACGGCAACGCAATAGACATTGACGTTGCAAACATGAACGAAAAAGAAAGATTGCGATTTGCAAGCGCTGCAAAAAAATCTGGGTATAAAGGTTTTGGCTTTTATGACAATTCTTTGCACTTTGATGTCGGCAACCCTCGGATTTGGGGGCCTGATTACACTAAAAATTCAGTGCCAGATTATGCAAATTCATGGTACAATATGAACAACTCAGGAGACTCAAGCATGGCTTACGGTTTTTTTCCACCAAATAAAGAACCCGAGAAAAAAACGGGTCTTGGCGGTCTTTTAAGCTCTTTTGTTACGGCAAGTGAGACAACTGGTCTTTCACCACTTAAACGTCTTGGTGCGTCTTTGGACAATTTACTTCCGCCGGGCCAAGGTGGCGGTGATCGTATTCGGGCGATTGGCCCTCAGCGTTTGGCTGAACAAGGTAAAAACCGCACAATCGAAATGCTTCGCCAAAAGGGCAGAAAAGATTTAGCTGACGCCGTAGAGAGTGGTGCGCTTGGCGTGAAAGAAGCTATGGGAATTATGTTTGCTGCTACAAAGGACAGCAGAACCGCGCAAATTAAAAATTATGAATATTGGCTTTCTCAAGGAAAAACCCCAGAAGAAGCCCAAGCGTTAGCTGACAGCAGCATGAAAATAAATATGCCCGGTGCAATTTCTGGTGAAGATAAGTTAAGAAATAAACTTATGGAGAAAAGAGGTGATAGTTTTAGTAAAATGGCTGATGCTGGATATGTAGCTGCATCTACATTAAGTGACCTTGAATTATTAAGGCAACTTGCGCCATTAAATGTAAGCGGTCCAGTTGTCGGAAGAATTGCTGAAGCGTTTCCTGACATGACTGAGCTAGGTTCGGTTACAAGGGCAATTATTACCCGTGTTGGTCCCTCATTGCGTGTTGAAGGTTCTGGTTCTACTTCTGATGTTGAATTTAACGCAATGTTAAAATCGTTGGGAAGTTTTGCAAATACCGTAGAAGCAAACCAAGCTATTGCTGAAATTATGATAAAAAGGGTAAACTTTATGATTGCCCGTAAAGATTTGATTGAGTCTTACACGGCTGGAACTGGTCCTGATGGAGAACCATTTACCTATACCGATTTGAGTGGTGGATTAAAAGAGCTTGAGGCTTCACAAGGTATTATTGATGGCACAGCAAAAGCATTAATTGAAAAATATGCACCTCAACTAAATACCATTCCTGATAGACCACAGAACATACCTGAAGAAACTTGGAACAATATGGATGACGAACAGAAAAGGTTGTTTTAATAATGGGCTATACAGTAGAGCAACAAGCCGCAATTGATGCAGCTAATTTAAAAGCTTCTCAAGCAAACGCTAATTATAGCCCAGAGCAACAAGCCGCAATTGATGCAGCTAAAGCAAAGGCTGGTCGTGGAGTAGTCGAAAAGTCGGTTGATTGGCTTGTTGGTGGAGAACGTGAAGAAAGCATTCCAACTTTGTTTGACGGTGGCAACGCTGGCATGGGTGCTTTTAATTGGCCTAAAGGAAAAAAAATAAAAGTTGTGTCGCTAATTACAACTACAAATGATGAACAACGCTTGAAAAGTGGCCTTAGTGATATTTTGCCGGGTTCTACTTTTAGCAAAGATAGGTTTGACAATCTTGTTGTGACAACTCCCATTTATCGCGATGGAAAACCTACTGAACAAGTAAACAGGTTCTATCCAAACCCGAAGGGCATGGACTCAACAAACGCTATGCAAATTTCTGGTGCTGGCGCACTTGCAACGGGACTTGGTAAAGCTGCACAGATCATTGGGCTTCCTATGGCAAGCTGGTGGACCGCTGCGGGTCTTGGTGCAACTGAGGCTGGTGTTATTGAAGGAACTAGCGCATCCCTATCTAATGATACATTTAAAACAGCTGATGTTCCCTTGGGCGCTCTTGGCGGTATGGGAGGCAAATATTTAGGCGACCTTATCGGAAAACTTTCTGCATGGTTGAAAAAACCCGCTGCTGAAGTTGTTGATGAACGTGGACTTTTAAAGCCAGAAGTTGTTCAAGCGATGACTGAAGCGGGTGTTGATGTTGACGCGGTAACTGCCCAAATGGCGCAAGAGACAATGCAACAAGCAAGCACGGGCGTTGACCCTCTTGAGGCTGCTCGTATAGCGGCTGCCGGAACTCTCCCTGTTCCTGTCCCATTAACCAAAGGAGAAGTAACGGGCAGCGCGGCGCAGCAAATATTTGAGCGAGAAGCTTTTAAAGGTGTATATGGTGAAGGCCCTAGCAGAATTATGAGAGGGGTTGATGCCGAAAAACAAGCTGCCTTGGCTCAAAATGTTCCAAAAATTCAAGAAACACTTGCTGGAACTTCTGATGTTATTCAGAGGGGTCAAGCTGGCGCAGCCGCACAAGCTAATTTAGCAAATCAACGTGAAGCGGCTCAACGTCAAGCCAACGATTTATACACTCGCGCTAGAGGTAGAGGCGCTGCTTTTATGGACCCTGCTGGTGCTTCTAGTTTGGTAGATGAAGCAAGAATGCTTGTGCGAGACAGTTATTCAGTATTAGATGCCCCATCTACCACAGCAATATTAGATGATTTAGATGAAGTTGTGGCTTTAGGTGGAGATATAAACAGAGTTTTTCAAATAAGAAGGCAGCTTGTAAATGCTGGGGCAACTTCTACTGATCGAAGTGCTGCAAAAGCGGTAAACAGATTAATTGATGGCAAGCTAGAAGAAATGGCTAATAATGCTTTAATATCTGGAGATCAGGAAGCAGTTACGGCTTGGGCTAAAGCCATAAAAAATTACAAAACATTTAAAACAACTTGGGATACACCCACTGGAATACTTAGCAAACTGACAGAAAAAGTTGGAAAAGACGGTGACACTGTTTTAAAAATTAGCCCAGAAGCGGCTTCAAACGCAATTCTTGGCGTTACAAATAACAACATTATCAATGCTGGTGAAAGCACCAGAACTTTGATCACTTTAAAAAAATACCTTCCTAAAAATCAGTGGGACGGAATACGACAGGAAGTGTTTTTAAATTTTGCTGAAAAAGCTAGAAAAGAAAATATGGGCGACAAGGTTTTCTCCGGCGTTTCCTTTAATACATCTTGGAAGAAATTTGCAGAAAACAACATAGCGGCAATGAAGGGCTTATTTTCACCAGAAGAAATAAAGCTAATAAACCAGTTTTCTAGCGTTGCTGCTCGCGCTACTGGCGGAGCTTCAAATACGTCTAACACTTCGGCGGCTGCATCTGGATTGTTGCAAACATTAGCTAAAATGCTTGGATCAACTAATTCCGGGCGTTTTGTTTCTAGGGTTACTCCGGGTTTGAACGCAATATCAGGCGTTAGGGCTTCAAATATTACGCAAAATGTTGCAACTCCAAAACCAACAATTATAATGCCGGGTATTGGTGGCGCTCTATCCCAACAGAATGAGGTTCGTGAACCGCCTATTGATCTATTCCAACTTGGGAAAAACTATGTTCAGCGTGGCTTATTGCAATAAAGGAAACGAAAATGCGTTTAGAACCGCTCGACAAAACACAGATTGAAGGCATCGTTTCCAAAGCGGTAACGGACGCCAAAGATTTTATAGATAGCGAAATTTCTCCACAACGGATTAAGTCTCAACGTTATTATGACGGAGAGGTTGACATAGGTCACGAAAAGGGTCGCTCAAGGGTAGTTGCCACTAAATGCAGGGAAGTGGTGCGGGGTATCAAACCATCCATTCAGCGCGTCTTCTTAACTTCAGAAAAACCTGTTGAGTTTGTTCCAAGAGGGCCTGAAGATGTGGCGGCTGCGGAACAAGCTACTTCATACGTCAATTATAAGTTTCAACAGCATGATGGCTACCGCATCCTCAATGATGTGTTCTCAGACGCTTTTGTAAAGAAAATGGGCATTGCTTACGTTTTTTATGATGACGCAATGAAAAACGAAATACACACGTTTACAGGTTTAAATGAAGAAGCATTTACAATGATCGTTGAAGACGATGATGTTGAAGTTCTTGAGCATACCGCGACTATAAACCTTGAAATTGACCAAATGGGCATGGAAGTTGAAATGCCTTCGCATGACGTTAAGATTTCGCGAAAAGTTCCTAATGGAGACATATGTATTGAAAGCATTCCTCCTGAGAATTTCTTTGTTGATCGTAATAGCCGTTCAATTGATGATTTTTATATCGTTGGACATACTACAGAAATGCTTGTTTCAGACTTGTTGGCGATGGGATTTGACTTAGAAGATTTAACTGATGTTCAAGGCACTCAATATTCTACTATGACAGATGAGTCTGAGTTTGCTCGGCGCGGGTTTACTAACGATGAAGACAATGACGAAAATATATCTACAGCATCAAAAAAAATTAGTGTAACAAATGCTTATATGCACTTAGATATTGAGGGCAGCGGCGTTGCTAATCTTTATCAATTTATTTGCGCTGGCTCTAGTTTTAAAGTTTTGGACTATTATGAAGCCGATGAAGCACCCTATGCCATTTTCGAGTGTGACCCAGAGCCACATGCCTTTTTCGGAACTTCACTTGTCGATCTTGTAATGGACGATCAGGACGCAGCTACATCTATGCTGCGTGGCGTTCTTGATAATGTTGCGCTTACAAATAATCCCGGCCTGCAAATCATGGATGGTCAGGTAAATGTTGACGATTTATTAAATAATGAAATTGGTCGAGTTATTCGAGTAAAACAACCGGGCGCTATTATGGAAATGACTGTGCCGTTTACAGCTGGTCAAGTTCTTCCAGCAATGCAGTATTTTGACAATTTAGTTGATAATAAAACTGGCGTATCTAAGGCGGCACAAGGACTTGACCCAGATGTTTTAAGCTCTGCCACGGCAACAGCGATTGCGGCTACGCAAGAAGGCCAAGCTGGTCAAGCAGAAGTGATTGCCCGTAACTTTGCAGAAGGCGGTATGCGCCGTTTGTTCAAATTAATACTTGATCTTTGCGTAAAAAATTCTGATGGCGAAGAGATGATGCGCCTCAACGGGTCGTTTACTCCAGTAGACCCTAAATCTTGGAACACTGACATGGACCTTTCGGTAAATGTGGGTCTTGGAACTGGAAGAGAAAATGAACGCGCAGCAGCCCTTCAGCAAGCCCTAAGTATTCAACAACAAATTTATCAAGGATACGGGCCACAAAACGGTATTGTAACCTTGACGCAAATCAGAAACACTCTTGGTGATCTGCTTGCCCTTGGTGGCCTTCGGAATGCTGATCGTTACTTTATGCCAATGACCCAAGAGATCGAACAGCAAATGATGATGGAAGCGCAACAACAGCAGCAAATGATGGCGCAACAGGGTCAACCTGATCCTAACGCAGCATTCTTGCAAGCAGAGCAAATGAAGGCTCAGACACGCGCCCAAGTCGATATGAACAAAGCTCAAATGGATTATCAGTTAAAAAATCATGCTATGTCTATGGAAGATGATTTTAAGCGAGATGAAATGGTTCAAGACCTTGCGGTAAAAGTTGCAGAAATTTTGGGCAAATACGGAACTGCTGTTGATGTTCAAGGAGTTAAGTCTGAACAAGATGCTGTACGCCAGCACAATCAGCAAATGATGGGTGGAATGAATGGATACTGAAAGACAAGCGACAAACGCAAAAGCGCTTTTGAGTAACTATTTTTTTGTTGAAACCATGCAAGATTTGCGGGAACGTCAAAAAGATGTTTTTGCAGGGACAGCGGCGCACGAAATAGAGCGCCGTGAAGAAGCTCACGCAATACTGCGAGCGCTTAATCAGATTGAGTATTCTTTGCAATCCTATGTGGATGCAGTGACGCTTATCAAAGGAAAAGGACAGCACCGTGGAAACGACTGAACCGATCAATGGCAATGACTTAGAGGCAGTTGCCGCAAATTTGATTATGAACACGCCTCAAAATGTTGATGAAACTCTAGTAAAATCTGACGATGTATCTGATGACGGTCAGCCGGAACAGATGGAAACTGGAGAAGAAGATCAATATGACGCCGATACCGCATCTGGCGAAGATTATAATGCGGGTGAGGAATACGAAGAAACTGAAGAAAGCGAAGTTCAAGAAGAGCCTGTGTATTCCGTCAAAGTAGACGGTGTTGAAACAGAGGTATCCTTAGACGAACTCAAACGCGGATATTCAGGGCAGAAGTATATCCAAAAGGGAATGGCTGAAACTGCGGAAGCAAAGAAGCAAGCTGAAGAAATTAGTAATCAAGTTTCCCAAGAGCGACAAGCACTGATGCAGATGATGCAACAGCTACAAAAAAGCGGTGTTCCGCAATTGCCAGAGTATCCGCCAGAGGAGCTACGAAATAGCGACCCTCTTGGGTATCTTGAAGCAGAAGCAGAATATCGCCGTGCCGTAGATAAGAGACAGCAGTTTGAACAACAGGCTGCGTATGTTTCTGAGCAAGAACGGCTTCAGAAAGTCAAAAATAACGATGCAAACAATCAACGTGAAGCTATGCGGATCGCTGAATGGTTGCCCGAATTTGCTGACCCTGATAAACGTGGCGAAATTGTTCAAAAAATCACTGCAAAAGCAAAAAAGCATTACAACTTGTCTGATGAAGCAATTGCTACTGTGACAACGGCGGATGAAGTTTTGATTTTGAATGATGCTTTGAAGTGGCGCGAATTGCAGTCCAACAAATCCAATGCCCATAAAAAGGCAGAGGGTGCGCGGCCTGTGCGTCCAACAACTAAACGCAATGCTCAAGCTGGTAAATCATCAAAAGCAGAAAAAGCGGCTCGTGATATGCGTAAGACAGGCAGCATAGATGATGTTGCTAATTTCTTACTTTCTTAATTTTGCACTGAAAGGACAGCCAAATGGCCGTTACAGCAAACACAAACGAAACATACGATGTTTCAACTATTAAAGAAGATTTAGCAGCCGCTATGGCCTCTATTTCTCCAGTTGAAACCATTTTCATGTCCACTATTGGCACACGCAATGTCGATAACACATTTTTTGAATGGTCTGAAGTTGATCTAGCTGCCGCTTCTGCGACTAACCGCGCAATAGAGGGCGATGCTTCCCCTGCCAATACAGCACCTACAAATGCTGTTCGCAAAGGTAACTACACACAAATTTCTACTAAAGTTGTAGAAGTTTCTGACACTGCTAATGAAGTGTCGGGGGTTGCTGATGCTCAAACTGTTGCAAAACAAGTTGCTTACAAGTTGAGCGAAATGAAGCGCGACATGGAGAAAATGGTATTAGGTAGCAATGTCGCTGCCTCTGCTGGTGCTTCTGGGACTGCGCGTCAAACAGCTAGTTTGTCAGCATTTCTTACCACTAATGTATCTCGTGGTGCAGGTGGCGCTAACGGTACAACTTCTGGTACTGGCGAAGCTGGTTTTCCAAATGCAGCTGCAACCGATGGCACTCCACGGGCAATTACTGAGGCAATGCTAAAAACAGTAATTGCAGCTTGTTGGGAAAGTGGCGCTCAACCAACTGTTGTGTTGTGTGGTTCTTCACAGAAGCAAACCATTTCAACCTTCACTGGTAACGCTACGCGCTACAAAGAAGCTGAAGACAGCAAGTTAAACGCCGCAATTGACGTTTATATTTCTGATTTTGGTGAGCTTCAGATTGCTCCAGCGCGTCAAATTCGTCCACGCGATGTGTTCGTATTAGCTCCAGAATTTGCAAAAATTGCGTATCTGCAAACTGCAAAGCAAAAGCCGTTGGCTCGTACAGGTCTTTCTGAACGCCGCCTAATTTCTGCTGAGTATGGTTTGGAAGTTACTTCGCAAAAAGCACACGGTGTTATTGCTGACGTTTCCTAAACTACTAAAGAGGGAGAGGCCGCTCTGGTTTCTCCCTACTTTTAACAACTTAAAAAGGGGTTAAATATGCCAAAAGGTAAAGGTTCATACGGCACTAAAAGAGGCCGTCCACCTAAAAAGTAATTTAACAGGGGGGCTTTGGCTCCCCACTATTTTAAGGAATATAAAAATGAAAATTGAAATTATTACAGAGCGCAAACCGTTTTTTGATGGCAAAGCCTGTGAAATGGGTCAAATCATTGATTGCAACGCAAAGGAAGGCCGGGACTTTATTTCAAAAGGATTTGGTTTTGAAGTTCAATCACCTAAAAAAACGGCTGATAAAAAATGAACGAAAACATTTTAGATACAAAATACTCTACTGAAGATGATAAGCTAATTGTTACGCGCTCTCAAGATGTGCAAGCTATTTTGGATCATGCAAAAGAAAAGCAAATTGGTGGTCATAACCGTAAATCCGATATGCGGCACGTTATGAGCGTTCCTTTTGTAATTGCGGAATTGTGGATGAAAGAATGCGGTGCAAGTATTGGTTCTCACGAGTTTGCAGCATATGCTAAAACAAAACTGTTAAGTGGAGAGTATTCAAAATTAATGGTTCACGGTTACTAAATTAAAGGCAGTATTATGAATAATAAAACGAAAATGATCCGTTTAATTGTCATATTGTTTTTTTTAGTAGGAGGTTCGACTACATCACAGGCTGCTGACACAGTGTATAGCGATAGCAATGTCACTTCATCAGGCACTATGGATACCACGGTTCGCAGCCCACCACCTACTGCTATATCTCCACAGATCAGCACGGGGACGGGCGATCTTTGTACCATAGGGGTCTCAGGAGCCGTGCAAACCCAGATTTTGGGCATTTCCGTAGGAAAGGTCTTTACGGAAGAAAATTGTCTT